CGTTACCCCTCTCACCCGATGCGGCGGCGTTGCCACTCACACCCGATGCGTTTTCCTCGGTTGCGCTCTCGCACTTGTCAAACACAAACCGCACACCGGCGTTGATAACGCCTTTTAGCCCGATTTCTGCGCCAATCTTGATATGTTTGCCGCAAACCTTACTGTCAGTGGTGTTGCGTTCGCCGTTGTCGGCCACATCAACCTCGCAGTACCGGCTATCTGTCGGCCCATAGTAGCGGAATGTGTCCAGCGGGTTTTCACAGGCGTGGAAACCTTTTTTACACAGTTCTGCGCTCCCCTCCTCGTACTCCTTACCTACCTCGTACTGGAATCCTCTGCATTTCAGGTCTTTATCAAATCCCTTGTATGCCTTCATCGCCTTTTCCTCCTGTTATTTACTTGCCTGGTCTATCCAGCTTGTCCACCAGCTTCACGAACATCCACGCCACCGTAGCCGCGCCGATGATGACCAGCGTCAATGTGTAACCGTCCATGTTTACTCCTCCCGCTCCGCAATCCACTTGTCCAGCAGATTGGTAAAAATCTGAAAAACACGCCGTTGCCCTCCGATAACGCACAGGCCAAAAGGATACACACCCTGTTCAATCCCGTTTGACAGCGTGTCTTGCGAAATGCTCAGTCCATGCGCCCGAAGATGCTCCATGCACTCTTGCAGCGTCATCGTCTTAATCATCGTTCCTCCTTATTCGCCGCCCGGATAGCTTCCGCAGCAGCCTTGATCTCCTCCTCCGACACACCGTACAGCTTCGCCATTTTCTTGTAATACTTCCGTGCCGGTGCCCAGTCTCCGTATTCCCAATGTCTTACGCAGGACTGGTCAACAAACAGTTTCTTGCCTACCTCTGTGCAGGAAAGATTTGCTCTATCCCGCATTTCTCTCAATGTCAAATTAAATTCCCTCCTTATATGTGAGATTTCATTGACTGCGGCGGGGCGTTCGTGCTATAATCGCCTTGCAGGAGTGCAAAGACAGCGCGTTTTGCTGTTAAATTCCCTCCCCGCCCGGTGCGGAGGTGGGGAGGGAAACTCCTGCACACCGCCGCCTCGTGTTACCGCACGAGACGGTTTTTCTATCCCCGCCGCAGTCAACGCCCACCGAAAACTCATATTCATGAGGTTTCACACTTGACACTCCACAAAAACTGCGGTACAATACCTTCGCCAAAAGAAATTGTTAAAAGCCGCTTTCGTGGGGGCTGGTGTTCTTGTACCCTTTTCCGGTGGGCCTGATATAAAGATACCTCACAGATGCGAAGTTTGCAATAGGCAGATTCAATAAATATTGAATTTTGGCAAATCCAACAAATTTAGGTAAGCGAATATGTCAATTATGCAAGAACGGGTTCTTTCTCTTATCCCCCACAAGCCGGATGGGAAGTTTGTGCATGGTGCAAAGGCTGATTTTGCAAGGATGCTCGGATTTAAGAGCGGGGCAATAGTTAGCGATTGGGAATCAGGGAAAAGTGACTCGTACAAAAATTACCTTTTCCAGATTTCCGCTTTAAAAGGCGTATCCGTGGAGTGGCTAAAGGGCGAAACGGATGATCCAAGCATAAAAAAAGCCCCCGGCATAAATGCCGAGGGATTGAGCGCAGCACGGAAAGCGTTGCTTGATGCAGTTGATGGTTTGACCGATGAGCAATGCGAGAAGCTATTGGGCATTGTACTGGAAGCTAAGAGGGTGCTATGAACGATTACATTTTTCAGATTCTACAGATTGATCCAAAGCCATACATTGGAGCTGACAAGCATTGCTACCAATAGCCCAACAAGATCTTTCATTTTGCATTCTCCTTAATACATATTCAGCCTGGCGGTCTGTTAGAGTCGCGATTTCCTCTTTCAGTCGTTCCCGTACAGGTGTTTCATTAAGTATGCTAAATTTTTGGGGAAAAATCATCATTTGTACGTCCTCCAAGTAAAGTATTTTCACCTTTACCCTAAAAAACGACATTTGTTGCATAGTTCAGGGCAACAAAATCGTAGAAAATAGAAATTTTGTTCTACCCTCCCCATCCCCGCACCGGACGGGGAGGGTATTGCCCACGAATCGCCTAACGGTTTATCGTTTGCACCTCTACCATATCAAAAACAAATCGGGCGGTGCAATCCCGAAAAAAGGCAATATCCCCAAATTTGGGGTTTGCAAAATAATGCGGGCTATGCCCGAAAAAGGGGAAGAAGGCAATAAAACATGGAGAAATCGTTGCAGGACACTTGTCGGGACGCAAAACTGGAACAGCACATCACGGCGCAGGAGATCGCAGACCAATCCGGTGTGCCTTTGTCCAGCGTCAACAACTTTTTCGCATCCACATCTAAAGCACCGGGCGTGTATGCGGCTGGACCCATCTGCAAGGTGCTGGGGGTGTCTATGGACCGTTACTTTGGCATTGTAGAGGTTGTTTTGGCGCAAGACCAAATCAAGCAGCTCCAGCAAGTCCATGACGAGGATGTGCGCCTTGCCCGAATAGAGGGCGCATACGATGAGCTGTCCAAATCAGCAGAGGTGCAGGAGAAAAAAGCAAGGCGGCAGCGCACGATGCTGTATATCACATCGCTGCTGTCCGCTATCCTGCTGGGTATAGTTACATGGTATGTGGCGCTTGATTACCGTGTGCAGGACGAAGGCCTGATCCGATCCAGGACAGCCGGTACGATTGCATGGATTGTCATTGCGCTTTTGGCGGTGGGAATCGGCGTACTTACATCCGTGCTATTGTCCACTCTTGCGGCGGACAAAAAATCCAAGCAAGGCGAGGAAGCAGAAAAATGAGCAACTGCATTAAATGCGGAACAGCTCTTGTCCCGGGTGCCGTATATTGCCATCTCTGTGGCAAAAAACAGGTAACAGAGCGGCGCAAGGCATTGAAGCGGGCAAACGGCACCGGAACTGTATACAAACTGGCTGGGCGTAGAAAATCGCCTTGGGTGGCCGCAAAAAACAAAGTGATTATCGGGCATTATGAGCGCAAAACGGACGCTCTGGACGCTTTGGAGCGGTTAAACGGCAAGAGCTTAACGGAGCGGTATAATATGACCTTTGCCGAAGTCTTTGATGCGTGGAAAGAGGAGCATTACAAAGAGATCGGCAAGCAGGGTATAGAATCATATAACAATGCCTACCGCATATTTACGCCGCTCCACGGGAAAAAGTTTCGTGATCTCCGCACCGCAGACTTTCAGGCCGTACTTGACCCACACATGACCAAGAGCCATTCCACCGTGAACAAGTACAAGCAGCTCATAACGCAGATGTCGAACTGGGCAATCCGGGAGGAAATCTGCACAACAAATTTTGCAAAGTTTGTCCGGCTGCCAGAAAATGTAAAAAAAGAAAAGGACATCTTCACGGAGGAAGATATCCGAAAATTGGAATCCGACAACAGCGATGCGGCAAAAATTGTCTTGATGCTGCTGGCAACGGGTATGCGTATCGGGGAACTGTTTTCCCTGCCGCTGGCAGACTGTCACGGCGATTATGTGATCGGCGGCGAAAAAACCGAAGCCGGCAGAAACCGAATTATCCCCATTCGACCGGAGGGAAAACAATACTTTGCCTACTTTGCGAAGCGAGCAACGGGGGAACTGCTGTTATCCGGCTACGATGGGCAAAAAGTCCCGGCAAACTTCCGCAGGCGAGATTTTTACCCACTCCTTGACCGGCTGGGCATTGTGCGCAAGACCCCACACGCCACACGCCACACATACGCGTCCCGGGCGGTAAAAGAGGGATTGCCCCCGGAAATGCTCCAAAAAATACTCGGACACGCCGATTATTCCACCACCGCAAACATATATACGCACATAGACGCACAGACACTTGTGGATGCTGTTACTAACACGTTACTAACAAATAAAAAATAAATAAAAAAGAAAAGCCTTGAAACCGTTGAATTTCAAGGCTTTTTTGGTGCCCCGTCGGGGATTCGAACCCCGGACACCCTGCTTAAAAGGCGTAAGCCAGTTCGAAAAGCGCAGTATATTGTTGCGATAAAGCGGTATAGCACGGTATTTATTGGTGTTTTCCCCGTGAAAATGTTACGCTATACCGCGCCGTATCGTTTGGGTTACTATCAAATTACTATCACTTTTCGGGCGATATTTACCCATTGCGATACATGCTTTGGCAGCTCTTTACATCCTTTGCTTTGTCGATTTGCTTCTCGTGCAGATAATCATAGATAGCCTGCATGGAGACGGGCGGTTCACCATTTGCCTTGCGATACTGCTCAATCTGGCGGACAACTTCTCCATGTAGCAAATCCATGTGCCGCATTTCTTCCGTGGACAAATCGTAAAACAGTTTCGCAAGCGTGGGGTCGGATTCCTTGTATTTTAAGGCGCACTTTGCATATACTTCTGCATCGTGGATCTCGCTATCGATAAAATTTTCCAATTTCTCAATAACTTTCATCCCGCACCTCCATCAGATGCGCTGTACCCGGAGGGCAACATTACTAACTGTGGATGCCGCGCCAGTCAGTACCAGCGACAGCGCAGAGCCGGATGCGCAACACGCCTGACGCACAAGAGCGGGGAATGCCAGCGTAACAGGCGAGCCAGCCGCAGCATTTGCGGAAGCTGTCGCACCGGGAACAACCACGCCATCCTTGATGAGCGTTGCAGTGACCGTCCCTGCCGCCGTGGGGGATACAGTGATGGACACATCGACATCATAATATCCTTTGCCAACGATATTGACAGCGTTTCCGTTCAAAGAAATATCACATCCATAGCGGCGGATAAGACTACCCAGAGGGATAACACCATTTACGGCAACCTCCGTGGGGGTCTGCATAGCAGTGTAAATCGCAGATTTGCAAGACATTGTAAAATCTCCTTTCTAAATTAAAAGGGCGGGACACCAGCCCCGCCCATAACCCGGCCAAAAGGGGCCTATCGTTCTGTGTCAGATGTTTGCGCCGCAGCAGCTGTTGCAGCCGCAGAAGGGGGAATTACCGGCGTTGTAGGTGTAGCCGTTGGGATAGCGCACCACACCATACATCCGGTTATCCATCTCAAGGCTGGCAATGCGGGCGGACTGCTCCGCAATTCGCTGCTCAAGCTGGGACTTCTCCAAAGCGGCAAACTTGGCCTCGATGTTGGCGTTTACGCCATCAATGGCCCGCTTTGTGTCGCAGCAGCACTGCGCCATCTGGCTCTGGATGCTGTTGCCGGTCTGCATGATGGTCATGTTGGTGCCGTTCTGCGCCAAAGCCATCTCCTTGCCCAACTGCCCGATGCCGCCCTGCATCTCGTAACCAAGATTGCAGATGCCGTTACCGATGTTGGTTAAGCGGTCGTTGAGCTGCCCGAACTGCTGGCCGAACAGAATCTCCTGCTGGCTGGCAGCGGTAGCGAACTGCCCGAACTCACCCTGCCGATTCCATCCGTTGCCGCCAAACCCAAACATGAACAGGAACAGAACAACGATAAGGAACCAGCCGGAGCCCCAGCCGTTTTCTTCGTTTGTACCGCGCGTCACAGCGGCGATATCGCTAAGAGACATACCGTTCTCCATGTGGAAAACTCCTTTCATAAATTTTTATAAATAAACCGTGTCGACCCGGCCTATTTCAGGAATTGCATAAAGTCCTTTGCTTGTTTCTGCAAATCAGCAAACTGCTCTTTGCTCATTTGCCCAGAAGTTAGTAACCGCTCGATTTCCTGCTGTGCTTTTTGCGGGGTCATGCCGGCAGCAAATTTTCGGAACTCCGCCACCATCGCAAGGGGGTTATTCGGCTTTCGACTTCCGTTTCCCATCAGCATTTGCATCATTGGATTTGCCATTGATTGTGTCCTCCAATCTCTTTACGCGTTCTTCCAGACTGCTTACATCCACAGGCGGGGTAGCCTGATACGGAGAAACCGTGTAAGGCGTTACCGTTGCATACCCCGCGCCGTCCGTCTGTTTCATCCACACGATAGGGTCATTCTCGTCCATCAGCAGAATGGAGCTGTTTGGGCCCATTCTGAAAGCCTCTGCGCCGTTTCTGCCGTTTACCCTTGTAATTTGGCACACAAACGCTTGCGAGGATCCTGCGGCGTTCTGAGGGGCATAATTGCCGTACTGGCCGTTATATCCCATTGGCTGATATGGATTCTGATAGTAAGGATTAAATGCCATCAACATACCGTCCTTTCTTCACGGAACAGTTCGGCAAAATATACGTATATCCGCAATTCTTCCGGGTCTGGGAACAAGGTCAAAATATCCCTTGCCATTTGCTCCGTGTAACCGCAAGCTATAAGCCGTTCGTACATTTTGCCACCTTCTTTCTGCTTTTATGGTACAAAAAAACAGGCACCCGAAAGTGCCTGAAAAGTGTCAAAAAAAGCAAAAATCCCCCCGCCGTTTAAGGCAGGGGGATAAATAGTTCCTGTGCAATTTTATGATACGCTCTGCATCTGTGCCGCTTTACGGTTTCAACGGACATATTCCGCTCCATAGATACCTGTACGCAACTTTTGCGGCGCACATCGCATTCTATGACCACCATCGCTTCATTGTCAGGAAGCAAAAAAGAATCAACAAAAGCAACGGCTCGTTTCGGCGGCAGATTTGACAGAAAATCCCTTACGGCCTTGTGGTTTCTGTTCATACACAAAACAAATAGCCGTGGAGGTGCGGATGCTTATGCACGGGCGTGAGGCCGGCGTAGCGGTGTCCTCTGCGCCCTCCAGGTGTTTACCGTTACCGAATATACCCCTCAAAGCCGGCATCCTTCAGCCGCTCAGCGGAGCAGCTCGTTTACTCTCTTCTGGACAGCAGCGTAGTTGTATCCAGCGGATTCGAGCTTGCAGCGACGCTCAGCACCGTTGCCCCACTTGCCGGCAATAACTTCCCGGGCAATCTCGTTAACTGACTTTTTCACAACACTACCAGTGGTGATGGTGCTGAGATCAACCCAGCCATACACGCCGCTAATGTACGCGCCTTTGTCATTAATAGCGCGGAGGTGGATCGGATGCTTGCCGCTGCTTTTTGCCGTCACTTTTGCCTTGGATGCCTTGACTTCAGTGCCGGATGTGGCATTTGCGCTCGTATAGTGCTTGCCTCCCTTGAAATCCAAAATCTCGCCGACATTCACGTCCAGCGTGGTGGGCTTGCCCGGCTGCTCAGGCCCTTCCTTGCTGTTCAGCAGCTCATTCACGCGATCCTGCACGGCATCATAGTCGTACCCCTCTGCCTCCAGGCGCTGGCGGCGGTCGGAGCCATTGCCCCACTCGCCACGGATCACCTCCCGGGCAACCTCGTCCACGGACTTAGCAGGCTGGGCAGATAGACGGCTATTGACCTCTGCGGCAATGCGGCCCATGCGCTTGTGCAGGTAGGGCCCGGGACAAGCCGTAGCCGTAAACATACGGTGCTCGGTCAGGTTGCCGTCTGCACCCCCGGTGTAGTTAAGGGCCTTGATGCCGTTGCGCTGGCAGATGTCCACGCACAGGTCAATCAGCTTGCTATAAGCTGCATTGGACACGGGCCAGTCGCCGCCGGTGGCGCAGTTGGCAACCTCGATGTTGACGGCTCGGTTGTCGTTGCTGGGAGACGCAGAGGCCCATGCGCGGTCGCCCTCGTCCACATAGAGGCCCACCCGGCCATCGGAGCCGATACCATAGTTGGAGCTGGCCTCGTAGCTGGGTTTGGCAAAGAGATTGCCGCAGGTCTCCACAGACAGATCACCGGCCATGTGATGGATGGTGATCTTGTCAATGGCGTGGTTCCGTGGATGGTCGCAGTTAGGGGAGAGTTTGGTGTAAGATACCAAGCTGGAATTACTCATTGCCGCTGCCCCCTTTGTTGTAGGTGGCCGTGGAGATGCACAGCACAGCGCCCAGGAACGTGTCCACGGCGGTGATGGTGGTGACGATCTCCTCCGAGTAGGGCCAGGCCCACACGGCGGACAAGGCCGCGTACAGCGTGGCAATGGCCGGCAGGACGATGATGACCAGCCACTTGAGAATGTCATACAGCTTGTCAGGGATTTTCATGGTTTGCTCCTTTCTGTGCCCGATTCGGGCACCACAAATATTAATTCTTGTTTTCTAAATCGGCGATGCGGTGGTTGGCGACCTTGATCTGCTCCTCCAGCACCGGGACGCGCCTCGCAAAAGTGTTATGCTCCCGAACTTCCCGGGTCAGCTCCTCCAGCTTAGTGTCGGTGACGGCTTGATGCGTATCCAGCTTGGCCTGCACATCTCGGGTGGTTTTGCTGCTGGTGATGATTACCCCCAGCAGCGACAAGCCGCCGGTAATCAAGGCCACAATGATAGTTTCCGTCATGTTCATTCCTTTCCTGCCGCCAGCAGAGCGGCAAACATAAACCCCAAGCACGATGATGCGGGGATAATCAATAACAGCCACAAAGGATCCATACGGCGCACCTCCTCAGCTTGCAATCCATATTCCGGCGATGTAAATATAGTACCCGGCGGCTATAGCCTCTTTGGGGCGTATCTGTATGGTGCCGGAGGTGGTCAGCCTCGCATCTAATGACTTTTGACAGTATACACTCAGAGCATAGGTGGACGTTGGGAAATGGTCGCTTATGTCGGCAATGTCGTATGTTGTATCAGCCGTTAGCGCAACATTGGTCTCTCCAGACACCCTCAAGATGCCGAGGCCCATCATAGCGGAGTATTTTGCCATACCGCTAAAGCCTTTCAAGTTTGATCCGGATGCGCCAATCGTCAGATTGGTAGGCCCCAGGCCCAGCAGCGTCAGCGTTCCTGCCACATCGTCGTAGCGAATCACGCTGCGGCTGTTTTGGGCGTCGTAGACGCCCCAAGCTGCTGTGGATTCCCCGTTGCCGCCGTATACGCCCACATTGTGCGGATTTGCGGCTCCGTCCGTGGTCTGAAAATAGATGTCCTTTTCCGTGTCCGACTTTTTGTATCCACCCATATAGACAAATCGATCTGCGTATATGGATTTGTCAAAATAGGCATCCAGCCCCACCTGTAATGCCTTAGTTTTATCGTCATCGCACAGGCGTCCAATGCCAACGGATGATTTTGATTTTGCTAAGTGCTGCAGCACAAAGGACGCCGAAATGTCCCGCATGCTGGAATTGCTGGTGCTAAAAGCATCAATTGCCACCACGCGCACCGTGTATCGCTTATTGCTGTCTGCGGGGAAAATGGTGGAGATGTTTTTGGGGGCATACTTATCGGCCTCCGGTATCGTCGGCGTTACTTCCGTCCACAACCCCGTACCCCCGTATTCTCGGTACTGCACCTTGTAAGCCGCTGTATTTTTGTTGTACAGCGCAGTGATAGCGGCGGTAAAGGTAACTTTACCGTACTCTCCCGTGCGGTTCGCTGCGCCGTTTTGCGTGCAACGGGTGGCGGAGATGGACGAGATAGTGGGGACGCTGTATTTGGATACCGTATAGCTTAGCGATTTTGTAGCCGTGCGCCCACGGCTATCCGTTACAGCGCATGTGATATACACCGTGCCGTAGTAAGGCAAAAGCCCCGTTGTCCCGCTCGCCGCAGATGCGGTATACAGTGTGCCGGAGCCCGCCGACCAGCCCACCTTAATGCTGTAAGATTTGATGGTGCTGCCCTGCGCGCCCGTGCCAGTGATTTCAACTTTGATTTTACTGAGCCGCTGCAGGAAATACCCGGTATATTTTGTTTTGTTGCCCGTTGGGTCAGTTACGGACACTGACAGCGTTGGTGCCACGCTTGCCGGGATCGCCAGCGTCACCGCACACTCCGACCGCCCCACATAAGTGCTGCCGTTATAAGTGTTGGTAATGATCGTTGCGACCAACTGTGTGCTGTTGGGCGCGTTGGTGGCAAGGCTAACGGGAGGTGTCCAGGAATAAGTTCCCGCTGTGCCATCATATTCCGCGATCTGCACAGCGCTATTGCTGCCGATCTTGTAATAGAGTTTGTCAGTAAAGTTCGCGCTCTTGCGGCCAATTGTGATTTTAAGGGCCGTGCCGAGTGTGCCCGTGCTGGGCGCTGATACAGCAGATGCGCGTGGGATGGTGTCCAGCGTCAGCGTCTTTGTCTGCTCGATTACGCCCGCGCTGATCTCCGTGTCCATCCACGTCCGCACCTTAATGCTCCCAGTGCCATCAGCCTTGTGGCTGACGGTGAGGGTGGTGTCCAAGATGGTCTTGGTGGTATTTTGCGGCAGCGTAAACGCTACTGTGTGCTCGGTCTCTGTGCCGCCATTAATGGTGATGTAGTAATACGCCTTATCACCGGGGGCATCATTATAGCTGGTGCCGGTCTGCTGTGATGTCCACTTGATGCGGACTTTGGAGGTATTGTTGGCTATGGATTGGCCAACTTGCTCCAAGGATAGATTTTGATATACACTCATGGGGCGTTCCCTCCTTAGCTGACAATCACATCACCGTTATCGTCCGCCTGTATAACAACGTTGCCGATAATCAACACAGTGGTCTTGATTCGCATTGTCTCCACGCCCTCTGCCGTGATCTGCAATTCTGGGGTATTATTGCGGACAAACTGTAATACATCATTATCCAGCCGCAAAAGGATTTCGTTACCACTCTCTCCGATAATCAAGCCATCGTCCGTAAAGTGGAAGGCTTTGGTGATGGATTCATACTTGGCTTGCAAATCGCCGTCTACGTTATCAATGCGCTCGGTGACTTTGGTGATGTCAATGCCAAGCTGGTCGGTCAGCACGGAGAGCCTTGTGCTGACCTCCTCCTTGTAGCTGCCGAAATCCCTGGTTTCCACATAGTTTTCCAGCGCCGACAAGATAATGGAATTGACATTCTGTTGTAAATCGGTGATCTGCTGGGTAGTGGTTTGGGTTATCTGGCCTGTAGAATCTTCCACCCGCTCGATTAACTCCGCGCGCGTGTTTTCAATGCGCTCGTTTGTTTTTCGATCAGCATCAATTTGCGATCCGGTATATGTGCGGCTGGTCCCGCCCAACGTGATTTGTGTGTTGCCTGGGTCAAGGATGTCCGGGGCCAACTCCATCAGCGGGTAGGATGCGCTGTAGCCGTGTGGTGTGCTCAAAAGTGCCGTCATCCTGCCCACCCGGAAATGCTGGATGCCCTCTTGCCAACCCAAATCCACCGCCTTGCAGGTGATGGTCTCCGGCATGGACAGGCCGTTATCGGCCAGGGCCGCCTTGGCTTTGGTCTGCAAGTTGGCGGCCGCGGTCACATCGTCCCACTTGATATGCCGGGTAATGCGGCCATATGTGGCCACGCCGGACTTGCTGTAGATGATTTTCCCGGACTTCACAAGGTCATCCGTCAAGTCACCGTCCGGCAGATTTCCGATAGTCAGGCCATCCTTGCCTTCCGGCAGGATAGCAGTGTAGATAGACGTGCCGTCAACCTCACTGGATAGGTCAAGCAGGTTTTCGGCAAATTCCACCGTCTGCGTATTTGTCAGCGGCAGTTCCGCATAATAGTCCAAATAATTGCCGTCATTCTCGTATCGGATCAGCAGATTCCCGCCCAGGGAGGACTCGGACAGCTTGCCCCGGATGGCCTCCATCGTAGTCAGGTAGTCGGTACTGCCGCGGGTGATGTAGTTGTTTGGGTCCGCCACAGTGCAGACACCGGGGAGGATTTGCTGCTCAGCAGACACCTGCGCATTGTGCTGTGACAGAATCCAGCGGAAAAAAAATTCCACCACATTCCCGCTTGCGGCGGCGGCCTTATAGGAAGCGTCCTCCGTAAAGCCCTCTGGGAAGTTGAACGGCGGTATGATGCTGTCATTCAGCGCCGCCATAATGCCCTCTGTTTCGATTTTGTGCGCCCCGTAGAAGTCTTTTATATCGCTGGTTATTCTTCCCCTATATATAGGGAAAGTGCCATCCAGAAGCTCCACAAAGCCGCTCATGCGGCGAAGATTGCTTAAATAGGGATGTTCTGCGTCCACCGTAAAGGCCATTTCCCCGGCCTTGCTGACCGCCAGCTTCACAGAGGGGTCACGGACGATTAGTTTTTCATCCGCAAGGCGTGGGTCATACAGGATATAGTTTTTGTATTTGAGTTGATACATTACAGGCTCGCCTCCTGGTATGTCACAGTGATGCTACCTGTGCCGCTTGCGACTTTTGCTTTCAAAGTGTTGCTTCCAGCCGCAAGACGGATAGCGGGCAGAATATGATCTCCCGCGCTGATGTTGATTGTGCTGCTGCCCCAAAGTAAGGTGGTGTCCTGGGCCACCGTAATAGTAGGGATGACAGGCCGGCGCTCGTTGGGTAAGGATAACTGTTTGTAGGCCGTGCTAAGGTCAGAGCGGGAAACCGTGGTTTTTGCGTTCTTGTATTTCCACGGGTCGCAGTCAACCGTGACCGGGATAGTCTGCATCATTTTGACAAGCTCCACCTGCCCAACGGAGCACCGCCCACTGTAAAAATGGGCGGTGTCCTCGGGGAATGTTATTTTAACGCGCTTGCCGTGGACTATGTTGCAGAAATCGGAAATCGTAGCAGGCCATGTCTTGCCGCTCACCGTGTCCACGCCGGTGAGCTTCAGTGTAATAGTGCGGTTCTTGTAAGTCACTTCTCCGGTCAGCACTTCGGACGCATCCAGCAGGCCGTCCCGGCCCGGAACATCAATCATATTCGTGCGGACTTCCGGCAGAGAAATGGACTTGCTTGCAAGCAGCAGACCGTATTCTGTGTAAGTGTCTTTCCCATCAAGAAATACTTTCCCTATCATACGGCCCTTGCCCTCCTTGCATTGATTTTGGCCAGTTCTTCATCCATGCCTGGGGCAAGCAAGCCGACAACCTGGCCACTGTCCATGATGACTTTCATATTTGCCAACATAGGCAAATACTGTTCAAGCAGCATTACAATTCTGCCGGAATCGCCGCCCCAGCTTGTGCTTGCCGCTCCGTAAGAACCACTTGCATAGTTTCCGCTGATATTTGCTCCTGCCGTAATGATGCCAGCGTCAAAGTTCATGCTGTTTTCAATGCCCTTTTTTACGGCCCCGAATTGATCGTCAAAGCCTTCGCCCAAGCCTTCGGCCATAAAGCCGCCGATACCGGCAAATACCTTAGACGGGGAGTGGATGCCAAGCAGTCCCTTAACACTACTCACAATACCGCCAACAAATCCGCTGATTTTGTCTTTGATCCATGTAATCATTGATTTGATGCCGTCCCAAAGACCGCGAACAATATTAGACCCAATATCTTTGAATTTGTTCGGAATACTTGTAAACCAGCTAATAACGGACTGGATCGCATTGGGAATCTTTTCCGTGAAAAATGCACTGATTGCTTTAACAGCGGATGAAATCGTATCCTTAATTTTGCCCCATGCAGAAATGATAGCGTTTCGGAAGTCCTCGTTTGTGTTCCAAAGTGCAACAATGGCGGTGACAAGTGCAGCAACCGCCGTTATAACAATTCCGATGGGGTTTGCATTCATCACAAGGTTTAGGGCTGCTTGTGCGATAGTGGCTCCCTCGTTTGCGGCCTGGTATGCTTGTATAGCCTTGACCACACCGGAAATCATGGAAGCAACATTCCACGCCACAAATCCGGCGCCGATTCCGGCGACAACCGAAATGATGGTATCGCCGTTGTCCAGAATAGTTGTTACAAAATCAGTGATTTTTTGGGAAAATTTATCCCAATCCACATTATTCATCCACTCCTGAAATGCTTCCGTAATGTCCTGAATAACGGGAATGAGGCTTTCCAAAAATGGAGTTCCAACATTTGCCTGAAACTGCCGCCACGCTTCGCTCAGATTGCCGGTGACATTTTCCCAGCCGTCAGCTTCGCGGGCAGCTTGCCCCATTGCGCCGGACAGTTTTTGCGAATCCTCCACCATTTTCAAAAGCGTTTGCTGTTTCTGAATTTCGGACAAATCGTTATATTTCTGCCCGAATAGTTCCATAGCAGCCGCATTTCTTGTGGTTTCCGTGGCGGACAAGCCTAACGCTGCGTCGTTCTCAAAATTTCCTTTAAGAAAAGATTGCAGCGTTTCTGTCGCTTGCTCCACGCTGGTGTCATAATATGCTGCACTATCTGCCGCCGCCTGCAATGCGCGTTCCATCAGGCTCATGCTCTCCGTTGCATCTCCGCCAGAAGAACGGGCAAAAGCGTAAATCTTGCTTCCGAGTGTGTTTAATCGTGTCTGCAAAATGCCAGAACTGTCGGCCACTCGCCCGATCGCTTCGGATGCAGCGTCTCCCAAATCCCCAAAAGTCTGTTTAAAAGCAGATTCCTCCGCTTTTACATCGGCTGCGGATTCGATAAACGCGCCGGACATATTTTTTATAGCGCTTCCAAGCTTTTTTACGCCATCGACTATTACGCCGCCGAGTACATTCGCCTTTAGAACATCTCCAAAGGCCAGTGCTTTATTTTTGGCCGTTGTAAGTCCTTTTTCAACATCCCCGGTGTCGACGGTAAGTTTTACAAAAATGTCAAAAGCATTCATTCTCCGACCTCCTTTCCGATTTTGAATCCCTTGTTATACATTTCCTGTGCAAAAAGCGTTGCCGCATAGACCAATGTGCCAGGCTTTGCCTCTTCCGGGAACGGCGGGGACTGCCGCGATAAGCTGCGGAATCGCGTCAATCAGGCCCTGCGCAAGCGTCATAATCAGCAGGATTGCCGTTTCAATGAGCTGCGTCAAAAAGTCCGGGCTTGTCAGCATTTGCACAATCGTCAGGGTCACTTGCACAATGCCGTCAATGAGCGTGGGCAGGTTTTCTATCAGGCCATTCGCAAGGAAGAAAAGAATGTCGATTGCCGCCTGCGTGATGGCTGGCAAGTTGTCAATGATTCCTTGCCCTAATGCCCCAACAAGAGTTACGGCTGCCTGCAAAAGCATAGGTAAGTTATCTGTTATGGTGGTAATGACCATCGGGATAATCGTGGTAGATGCAGATGTGACCAACTGTGAAATGCCGCCCAGGATGACACTAATGCGCGGGATAATGTTCTTGCCAACGGTAACAAGACTATCAACGAACTGCTCTGTAAGTGTCTTGAAATCGGCGTTATCGTCAGCAATGCCGGTAAGCAGGTTGCTCCATGCGGACTTCATGGATGAAACAGAGCCTTGAATGGTGGTGCTTGCTTCTTTTGCCGTAGTTCCGTATATGCCCATTTCATCTTGAACATCATGGATTGCGCTGACAATATCCGCATAGCTTTCGATGCTGTAATTCGTGTATTTACCCTGGGACGCGTTTAGCTCGTTTGCATGGTTAATGCAGTTTTTCTCCGTGCAAACTCCAGGCTTTGCCGAAATCATCCCGGATAGCGAACTTGTTCTGACATTCTCCAATGGTTATGTCGCAAAGTTCGAGTTTAAGGGAGGCACAGACATCGGGAAAATCGGAAGAATGATTTCTGATTATGTCCTCAAGTAACGCATATTCGCCCGCCGCCCCTTTACGGGGCGGCTTTTTTAACTTGTAACCCGCAACGATTGACAATATCGCTGGTGATTTCTTCACATGAGCGATTGTCTTTTTTGCTCACATCTATAATTTCAATGTATCGCTTATCGATTGAAACGCCCGCGCATCGCTCGCATATTGCTTTAAGCAGGTCAGCAGAATAAATTCGATATGCTTTTTCTTCTGCATCCTGCTTATACCGCGCTACACAGTATGACAGGAATGGCTTTACTCTTTGGCTTCCCCGGTATTCTCCTGCACAGAGCCGGACGGCGTTTTTGCCGTCTCGGTCTGCGCAGATGTAAAAAGGTCCGTAAATGCCTCGTCTGTCATAAGCTCAGTAACATCAACCAGCAACTTGGCAAGCGTCAGCCCAGCGGCATATTTTTTTGCAGGCACGCCTTCCACAGCCGCCAAAATTGCGATCAGATCTTTCTTGTGTCCACGCAAAAGCAGCGGAGCAGATTTCTTAACCCTTGCCAATACAAAGTCCTTTGCATTTACGCCATCCGGGAGCTTTTGACGCTGAAACAACGCTGCGGCTTCTTTGTCCTCGGCTATGTTGGCAATAGGATCGATAATGTCTGCGATAACATCAAACACTCGCTCCCCTTTAATTTTTGACAGTTTCATGGTGTTACGCCTCCGCCGTACCGGCCTTGATGTAGATCTCAAATGGCACAATGTCCTGTGCGCTCATGGAGTAGTGGGCCGTATACTCAAACGCGAACTGCCCTTTCGCCTTGTCGCTGGTCTTCAGCTGGAAGCCGCCGGTGGACAGTGCGTTCATCAGGTGGATGGCGATGAAGCCGCCATTTTTATCGCCGTTCTTGTCGGAGTAGTCGCCCACCAGCCAGATGTCGGCAAAGTCAGCGTCCGACAGATCGTTCCGAGGCGTGACCTTCCCATCGCTGGTACCCACATCGGCAGCACCGCAAAGGCTCTTTGCAATCTTGGTGTCTGCGTTAATGAACGTACCCGCAATCTTCGCCTCCCAGGAATCCACCCGTTTCAGTTCCTTCATGTTCTTGGGGCAGTTGTCGATGTCCTCTCCATAGTCCTTATAGGTGGGCGTTGCGGTAAAGCTAATGCCGCCGGTCGTCGCGCCAATCTGCCCCGATTCCCCGATGGTGCCGGTGGCCGGGGTAAAATCGGTAGTCAGAATACCGGCGTTTATCTGGAGCTTCTGAAATGCATCAGAGGGAATTTTTGTGAATTTCATATTTTCTTCCTTTCATCAGTTTTGCGATAGGTATTCCACCGTGATGTTGAGATACCTTCGCTTGATGTTTTTATCGCTTTCGTCCGCGATGTTCTGACACCACGGGGAGCCACGCTTGATCCACATTGCTCCGCCGTCATAGGCGACCATACAGCCGCCCATGCCGATTGCGTCGCTGATTTCTTGTGCCTTTGCGTTGGGCATCGCTTCGCTCTCGGTGTAATACCAGAGGTTGACCGTCAGCGCGGTCTCGCCGCTCTCCCATGATCCTGTGATAAGCTCATAGGTCAGCCACGGGAAGGTCGCGTCCTCCGGCACATTCGAGGTCGGATACGACGGGAGGAATTGGGAAAACCACGCATGGAGCGCCTTGTCCTTTGTCATTTCGGCAGCTCCTTTCGCTCCGCAGTGAAGAATTTTAGCGCCTTAATGATTGCGCCCGCAGACCTCGGCGCGGCCTTTTCCTCGGGATTTGAGGTCACGCGATAGGTAATCCCCGTTTCCGTATCGCGGAAATAATCGTTGTACTCGATGGGAACGCTCTGATTGACCAGTGCGGAATATACCGAGGTCACACCCTCCTTTTCCGCTTTTCGCGCCTCCATCGATGTGTCAAGAGACTGGTAATTGAGGAACTCCGCTCCCTCTTCCCACGCAGTGATGTAGCCGCCCGCGCCGTCAGGCGTGCGCTTTTTCTCCATCAGAATGCACTTGTGGGCAAAATCGTCCAGTAAAGTCACGGTTCCACCCCCTTGAGCTTGCGCCAGTCATTTAATCGGCCTTTAAAAGTGCCCTGCCAGCCCGTCCCAGCGCTCGTGTCGGCATTTCCGCCGCTCGCCTTGGTGTAACTGTATCCACCGAAGCTTTCGCTCGTGTACGGGCTTAAAACGGCTTCACCGTTCTTTTCTTCCCATGCGGCGATATCTTCGGCAAGCACAAGCACAGCCTTTGGCACAGCCAACACCCACACCGTCCCGGTAAAGGTTTCATCCGTGAGGTCGGTCACCGGGTACTGGTGCAGGCCATCGTTAAATACGGATCCGCAGATACGGAAATATTGATTGGTCAGGAGAAAGGGCAGCGCAATGCTGCCGTTCTCCACGGTGAACGTGCCCTCGCGAATCTCCACAAGGAACCAGTTGTTCAAATGCCGCAAGACTTGTTCAAGCATTACGCTGCCCTCCTATTTAGCCCGCGCCGGCCACCGAAACGGTAGCCACGGCAATGCCGTCCAGATACTCAGCCCACAGCTTCATGCCCATGATGGCGTACATATCGCCCGTGGCGCGGCTGTAATCGCCGTCGACATGGACGCCGATCAGGTTGGTCTCGCCCTTCACGGTGTAATTCAGCCCCAGCTTGGCAAAGTCGCTGTCGCTCGGGTCCACATAGTACAGGTCGATGTTTTCCACGGGCAAAGCGATCACCTTCTTGGAGGCGATGTACTTCTCGGGCAGCAGGAACAGGGTGCGGTAGCCCATGAAGTTCTCCACGTAGTTGATTCCGAACATCGTCTGCACGGTGATCTCCTTGTCACCCAGGTAATCGTAAGCGTCGATGATGTTGGCAAAGCCCACCACCTCGGTCACGTCCTTGTCGAGACCGGCAAACTTGTCCAGCACTTTGCCCTTTGCCATCGCAAGAGCGCGCTGCCAAGTCTTTTCCGTTACCTTGAGCGTGCCGGTGCCGAGGAAGGTGTAGAAGTCAGTCAAAACCTTGTTCTGCAGGGCCACGAGGAACGCCTCGTCGGTCTTCTCCACGGCAACATCAGCGCCGTACTTCGCCACGCTCTCGATAGTCACGCTCTTGGCATACTTGGAAATGTCGATGTCGTCGTAGGCGACAGGCTCCACCTTCATTTTGGTGAAGGGGATCTCGTCACCCTCAGCCACGGTGCCACCCTTGAGACCGCCGTCCACGCTGGCCTTGTAAGAAACCAGCTTCGTGCCGGGGGCCTTGCGGATGGGACGCATGATGCCCATGATGTTCCGCAGTGCGTCCCAGTTATCAGCGAAGCGGGACACGAAATCCACCTCACGGGCGGAAGTGGTAAACTGGGCAGAAGTTGTTACGTTAGTTTTCGCAGCCATAAATAGCTCCTTTCAAAAAATCAGTTGTTTTCGCTTGCCATCAGATCGGCAAGTGCTTTTTGGCGCTCCGCCGTAGACATCACATAGCGGCCCTTATCGTCCTTCTTGTAGATGTCCTCTCGGGATTTTGCGCCGCCGGTGTTTGCCGGGGGGTTGGCGGGATTCGCCCCGTGCGTCTGCGTGGTGGAGACAAGCCCCTTGTAGGTGCCGTCTACGAGTGCATCAAGGCTCTTGGTGTCCTTGATTTTCTCGCCGTCCATCTCCAATGCGGCCATTTCCTCGCCGCAGCCGCGCATAGCAAGGTCGAGATTCGCGCCGGTGATGTTTTTGCTCTCAAAGTAAGCCCGGACGGCCTTTTCCTTTGCCGCCTTGCTTTCCTTTGCCGCGACATTGGCCTTGAAGTCCTCAAAAGCCTTGTGCTCTTTCTCGTACTTCTCCTGATAGCCGTTGTCACCTGCCGCCTTGAGATCGTCCAACTGCTTCTGGACGCTGGGCAGCTTCTCCGCGTCCGCCTTATACTTGCTAACATCAGCTTTCAAGCCGTCCACGGTGTCGGTATGCGCCTCGATAATGGTATCAACCTGCTCATCGGTGAGCCCCATACCCTTCAAAAGTTTTCGTGTAAGTGCCATGACACTATCTCCTTTTCTTCGGTTCCGTTCCTTCGGAAACGATAGTTTTATAAAAACCGCTGTCCCTTGCGGTAATTAACAAAAAGAGCCAACTGCCTACAATTTGTAAGCAGTTAGCTCCTATTTCAGTTCGTCCTCCAATATCTTCCGGTATTGGATGGCATGGTCGGCGGCAGCAGGTTTCAAAAACGGCTGTGCCTTGTTGCCACGCGTGTAATGCCAATTTCCCTTTGCGTCCTGATACACCCACGGTGTAGGCCGTCCGCCGCCGCCCTCGGCGTAAATGCCGGTGCCAAGCTCAACATAAGCGGCATACTCATTGTTCGTTCCGATGATTGCCGCTGGTTCCTGCTCATCTACCACATGGGTGATGCTGTTCCGCAGATTGCCGGTGTCCACGGGGCACAGCTTTTTCGCATATCCCTCTGCCACCAGACCAATCTTTTCCAGCCCCCGCAGAAGCGCCGCATGGATGGCGCCAGAAACCTCTTTGCTGTTGTCGGTGATTTCAACGTTCATCAAAAAATCCCTCTTGACTTTTTTTTGGGAATTGCATATACTGACAGTGAGGAAACTCATGTTTCCGTTTTTTCGAGCCGAACCTCTTCCCGTTACTGGAGGGGGGGCGGCTCATTTTTTATACCTTCGTGCGAACAGGAGAGAACCGTTCTCATCCAATGCAATCACATCAAAACCGAACCCAGTGCTAACCACGCTGCGAACTGCTCTATCATCTACAATGCGTATAAGCTCATCTGTATTGATGGATCCTGTGCACTGTAACACAACCCCTCCAGGAGTTTTTGCAATCTGCTTTGTGGCTTTTCGAATCGCCATATCTGCCGCTTTCGCTGTTGATATACTTTTCAATTCCCACTGTTTACCTCGCCACAGGTAGTCTGGCGTTTTTATCCCCTGCGCATTCGCTTCTTTCAACAGCACGAACTTCCCGCCGAATTGATCTCTGAGTTGGTTTGCAACTTCGATTTCGGTCTTGTGCCCTTTTATGCGGTATCCGTTCTCGTATCGCACCTTACCCATGCGGGGCTTGGCGGAATCTATATATTTCTTCGTAACATCCTTTGCAGATTTTTCGCTCCCCATGTGATATGGGGATAACTGTTTGCCGCTGTATCCCTGCTTCGATGCTTCCCACTGCGCATATGTCATGTCAGATATAAGCCCGTCGCGTGTCCTACGCAGCCCGTCTGATGTATCTACCCCATCCACATCAGCAACCAGCGTGCAGCGGCAGTTATACACAAGATAACCGGGTGCAGACGCATCGCCGGGGTACATAATCTCGTACCCATCGATTTTAAACGGCTTGTCGATTTCGGCCCGCTGACCGTCCAGCATTGCATGGGCGTGCCGAGTTCGTCCGTCCAGCGTCGCCACCCACTCCCGCTTGAGCTTGATGCCCATCTTTTCCGCCGCCGCGTAGCTGTCCATGCGCCCCGCGTTCTGTGCACCTGTCACGGCAGTTCTGGCGGTACGGATAGCGCTGTCGCGGCTCATGGTGGTAATGCGCTTTTGCAGGTCGTCCGCCATGTGCTTGATGCTCTTTCCCTGCAAGATGGAGCTGGTGACACTGGCCGTAATTTGCTTCTTGCCGTATGCGAGATCAATCCCGCGTTTCAGCGCTCTGCCCTTTGGATAGTACGGCATCAACTCCGGTTGCTCCGCGATCAGGCGTTTAACCGTCTGCTCGTCCCACAGGTCAAAGCCGACGTTGCCCACGACCTGCTCGATGGTGTACGCCGAATAGTTGCGGTTGAGGGAGTAGATACCGGGCGTAGCATCGTTGGTGTAGGACACCGCCACAGCGTTTGCATCGGTCATGCGGTGCGCCACCTTGTCCCGCATAGCTTGATAGCGTTCTCCGCGCCCGATCTGGTTCAGCCGCCATTGCTTATAGTCAGCCTCCGTCCATTCCTTGCCGTTCTGCACGGTGCCGATCAGAGCCTTCATTTCCTCGTCGTGCTTTTTGAATTGCTCAAAATATGCGTCGATGGTAGCTTGCAGTTCTTCCCCCGCCTCGCGGTATAGCGTTGCAATACGACGTTCCAGCTTCGCAAGCTCCTTATCGGTCAGCTTGTGTCCGAGGTCACTGTTCGCCATCGCCGTTCACCTCCGGCGCATCCGGTTCCGCAAAGCTCCGGTCAATCTCTTCTGCAGCCTTCCGCTTTGCCATGTCCTCGTACTGGTCAATGTCGCCGTTGATGGTCAGCAGCTTCTTCGTGATGTATTCGTCATCGTAATACGCCGCACCCAGAAGAATGTTCTGCGTTTCCTCGCTCTTGTTGATGATCTGATTGCGCGTATAACTCGGCTGGTCCTCAATGCCTGCCAGACGCAGAATCTCAACAATAAACCGCGTGACCTCGGATTCAAACTTGTCTGTTTTCAGATCCAGCGGCACATAGCTGGCCTTGATCGCGGTCGCCGTCTGGTTCCCTGCGGATACCGCCGCAGCGTCAAAGCACTGGAAATCTTCATAGAGCTTCTTTTTCAGCATATCAATGGTGCTACTGGTGCCCTCATAAGGAGCCTCGATGGTCTTGCTCTCCACCTTTGCACCGTCATCGCCGTTAGCGTGGGCAACATGGGTGGTTTTTAAGCGCTCCACAAATTTCGCATCGTCGAGATCGTCCATGCCGTTGCAGTTGGACAGCACCCAGTAGATCAAATTGCCCTCGTCCACGTTGTTTACCATGTTAGAGGACGCAAGGTCGAGCGCGTCAATGGTGTTGCGCTTGCCGACGATCTCGGACAGACACCGCTTATTGTTTTTCAGCGGCACGATTGGGAAACTCGGATAATTCCCGCCGTCGTAAATCTCTGTTTCGCCGACTTCCGCCTTGCGCTCGATCAGCTTATAGCTGCGCTTTGGCTGCATGACGGTCATATCCTCGCCGCTGGGCTGGAAATACTCGGTAAATCCGTCGATCTCATACAGCGTCGCTCTAAGCGGCTTATCCTGTGCCACCTGCCAAAACCGGATACCGGCTTTCATCGCGCCGTCCTCTTCATCATAGAGGGGGACGAACTCAAGCAGGGAGAACACACGCAAATGCGTCAAATCCCAGAAACCGAAGGACACGCCCGCAATTTTCGCCTCACGCGCTGCATCCATGACTTCCTGATCGAAGTCTGGGCATAGCTTGTTCGGCGTTTCCTTCTCCGCAAAGGTTACGCCGTTTCCCAGCAGATACGAAACCTCCTGATCCACCGCCAGGCCAAAAAACCGGCTGGCCAGCTTGTGGTTCGCCGTCCACATATCCGTGTGGGCGCGACCCTGCATATCGTAGATGATCTTTTCATAGCGGTTGATAGTCGGATTCAGGCCGTTATAGTATTCCTCCGCATCCGCCGCCGTCTTGTATGCGTGGGATTCGCGGTGCTCGTTGATTGCGCTTCGGATAAACTCCATCCGCGCCCATTCATCCTCACCCACCGCCACAAGGTCATTATATGTCTTCATCTCCGCTCACTCCTATCTGCTCCAAATGGGGACATAATCGCGCTTATACGCCTTATTTTTCAAAATCGTATAGGCAAAATAGCGCGTTTCGTCCATTGCGTGGTCGTTTTCCTTGATTGGCCTGTCGTCGGCGGATTTTTCGTCCCACCGATACAGCCCAAACTCGCGGATGCAGTCTTTGCAGCCACGATGCACTTTGAGAATGCCGTCTTGCAAAAACCGAGCCGTAGTCATAATCCCGTTTGTCACATCGTTGTTGGCCTTGCGGACCATATAACCGCGCCGCCGCAAAACCTCGATAAACGAGGCGGCAGACGGGTCGACGATAATGCTTTTGACATCTGCCTCACCGATGAGCTTTTTAATTTCGTCTGCGTATTCCTCGTCCGTCTTGTTCTTCTGGCTCTCGCGCCCGGAATAGTAATACTCACGGATGCGCGTGGCCGCCTTGCCGTCCCAGCACCAAAGTCCTGCAGAAAACGGGTTAAGCGTGCCGTAGTCGCAGGAAACATAGTATTCCCCCTTTTCCGGCAGCTCATCCACAATGCAGCTATCGTCAAACATGGGGTAGATCAGCCCCTCGGCTACCACCCACAGACCGCGAATGTATCGGTCGTAGAACACGCCGGAAAACATTGCCTGATAGCGTTCCAGCGTCTTTTGAGATAAGCCGGGGTTGTCCGTCATTTCAAAATGCAGATACAGCGCGTTCCGCTCTCGGTTTCGCTTGATCCACTCTGTATAAAACCAATGCTGTGGACTTCCCGGGTTGCAAGAAAACCACAGCTTTGCACCGTCAACGGAGCAGCGGGTCAATGCCTGTTCCACGAACGAGCGCGGCATCAGAACCACCTCGTCAAGTAGTGCCCCCGCCAGCGTGCGGCCTTGGATCAGCGTATAACTTGCCTCGTCCTTGCCTCCGAACACCTCAAAGTAATTCGTCACGGCTCCGCGCCGCACTTCCATCACCTTGTCGCCGCGCCGCCAGCGGATGATATAGCGTTCCTTCGCAAGGCTCATCGCCGTGAACGGCACGATGATGTTCTTGGTGCAGCTATCCACCGTGCGTCCACACACGCCGAAACGCTGACCGCTGAAATTCTCCATCGCCCAGCGGACGAACGCCCACATCATGATGGAGGTTTTGCCGGAACGCACAGCGCCGTCACAGATCAGCGCGTCATACTTGGAATAGGGGAAAGCGAGGATTTTTGCTTGCTTTGCGCTAATCATCGCTCTCAAGCTCCTTTGCCATTTCCTTTAGGCTCTGACTGAGCGCGTCTTCCTTTACCGTGTCGGCAGGACTTCCGCCAATCATCGCCCACTTGTCGATCAGTGTCCCCATTGCCGTTGTGATTTGGCTGAGATTTGCCGCCGCCAGCTTTTCCGGGTCATTGAGCATTTCAAGCCCCTTGCCGATGAACGAACACACAAGGTCTTTGTGGTCGTTCATGTACTCCATCACATCGGCGGTGTTCTCTTCTTTTTTTTGTTCGCACTTTTCCACAATGTCGGCATTCGCCCGCACAAGGTTCTTAACGGTTGTTGCGGACACTCCGTTGATTTTCGCTGTGGCGCAACAGTTGTTCGTCTGCACATAGTCCGCCAGTATTTTCTTTTTCTGCCGGTCTGTCAGACGCGCAGCCATGTCATCACCTCGTCGCTCTCGCGCGCAAAATGTCGTTCTCTCTCTTTTCTTTTGGGGGATTATAGGGGGTAAGATAATACGGGGGTTGCAAGGGGGAGAAGAAGAAAGGGGGAACAAGGGGACTTTTCTTTTCTCTCTCTGAGCTATGCGATGTAAACATTTTGCTTGCAATTGCTTACATTTGTTTTGCTTCTGCTTGCATTCCTTGCGTTAATTGCTGTCGTGCTGCGGTCTAATTTCATCCGCCCGTCACAGTTTATTAACGCTTTGATACGCCGATAAGCGTTGTCAAATTATTTTTGCTACCAGCCCCCGCCCCTTGGCCTTACATAGCAGACTTTACCCGCCCCGAGGGGCTACAACGCCGCCCACATTGGGCGTTATTCTTTCCGTTTGAATTGCTTACACAATTAGCCGTACAGAACCGGTCAAGCATACTACCCTACACAACGGCCTTGCCCAAGGGCAGTCGTTACCTCACCACTTCCGTATACCTTTCGATGAACACGCCTTGGAGTTCGCTCTAAATGGTTCTGTACGCGCTAACCACGGAACTTTCAGCCCTGCGCCGGTATGTCGGTCGTATCCGTTTCTTCATTCATAGCCGGAGCCAGCCAAATAATGATTATTCGGCCTGCCGCTTTCATACAGCGCACAGGCAAGCCCCTTGTAGCGGTCTTACCCTTCCGTGCCGCAATGCGGTAGCATACATCTGGTACGGCATTGCAGTCCTGCCCTGCTTTAGCACTTCAGGGAAAGTCCCCGTCACTCGCTGTGGTCTCCCCTTACGGGGCACCTATGCCGCGTGTGGGGCATACGCCCCAAGAAAGCCCCTTGCGGGTGAAAACGATTCAACGTTTTCATCTGGCACCGCATATTGGTCGTCTTCCCGCTTAGATTGTCACACGCTACCGACAACTACGCTCCGAAAAGTCGTAGCCCCTATTCCGTCAGGTCAAACCGGTCTTGACGCATCAAGACAAGCGCAGTTTTCAGCGAGCATTGTCATTTCCATGTGAGCCATGACGACAACGGTCTCACATTGTCCGGGCGCTACCCGGCCACTGGCAGGGACGGTTGGGAATCGAACCCACCCAAGCGGTTTTGGAGACCGCCTCGCCAGCCTTGGAACATTCGCCCCTATATCCCGCGTTTGCGGATTCGTCACGGAGCCTCCTCCGCGTTCTAAGTAACGCTCGATTCAACGCGGGCAAATCGAACGGCCCTTCGCGGAGCCACGCCCTGCTGACGGGACAAATCTGGACGCATCCTGCCGGTAATGGCTTCCCGGCTTTGAGCCCCTGTACGCTGTCAGCTTTGGGTCTTGGTGCAGACGGCTGGACTCGAACCAGCGACCAATGGCATTCAATCGCATATCCATTTGCGCGATAAAGCTCTACCGACTGAGCTACGCCTGCATATAACAACAGCCCATAGGTTCCCCTACAGGCTGTTTGTGCCGGTATGACCTTTCGGTGCCAGAAGGTGCGCCCAATACCGGCGGCGCATAGAAGGGAGGAAAAGTGATGATTGGGAAATCGCGTGGATGACCATGTCCTATCATCCACTGTACATATTGTAGCACATCATTAGGTGGAATCTGTATCACCTTTCACGAGTAACCCTGCATATTTCGCTACATCATGCAGGAATCTTTCCTTCCGGCGGCTGAATGTTGCCTCACTAATCCCCGGAATTACGATCCGATTACGGGCATACTTGTGCTTACCTTGGCAGTTGCGCATAATGCCATATATTAGCTGCCGCCGGATTGTATCGCTGCCGATATCTCTGCCGCAGCGGTCTATAGCGTATTCCACCGCCAGCATCTTCTGCGTCTCCGGCCATCGCTCTATGGCGGCCAGCTGCTCCGCCTTACTCTCGGCGGGCCTACCAGCGCCCGATCCAGTTGGCATGCCCTCTGTGGCACTATGCGTCCCGTCCAGGACCTCCGCCCGGGCCTCGCGATACGCCCGCACCCGGCGCGGATACCCACGCACATAAGCAATGCACTCCAACCGCACGTCATAAGGCAGCGTCGCCTTTTTGCTCATTTGCCCTCCTTTACTCCGCGCTGTTTACCATCTTATATTCGCCCCGCAGGGCCTTTTCGATGTCCGCCATCTTGATATATCCGTTGTTTTTTGCCTCCACCAGCTCCACAAGGCACTGCTGTAAGTATTCCAGACTGCGGGTGTCGTGCTCGTCCGCCGTCTCCTCCAGCACATGGAATCCGCACTTGTCCAGCAGTACGCAGGAAACATTGTCCATGCATTGCTTGGTGCCATCCAGGCGGCCCAGCTCGTAGGCCTTGGCCGGATTATTTGGCACCGGTCTGCCGTTTGCCCTTTTGAGCATCGCTATTCCCCCTTTCCTCGTATTTGCATACGCCCGGTGTATTTGCCACTGGGCAATAATCCGCACACGCCGGGCAATCTGCGTTGACGCAAACCTCGTCTTGCATCCACTTGCATTCATCATTCATCGCCGTCACCGTCCTCCAGATATTCGCACCACGGAACACACACCACATCTGATAATAATACGGGGCATTCCAGCTCGTTAGGGCAAGTGCAAATTAACATTCCGCACCTTCCTTCCGTTCACCGCTGCTGCAAAAATCATCCGCCTCTTTTACCGGTTTGAATACACGATCCCAGCGCTCACCATAGACGAAGGTGTTTTGCTGGTGTCCGCAGTAATAGCCTGCGGTTCCATCTGTCCGCTCATACCGTTCGGCGTGTTCGCACTCCTTGCAGCGCACCACGACCTCTGCGTCTACGGTGGGTGTATCTTGCCCAGCCGCACCGTTGTCACCTCCGTCCATTTTCGCCCCGCAGTTGGGGCAGTAGGCGAATTGCGTCTCCGCGCCAGATGCCAGCCCGCCACAGGCGCTACAGCGCCACCAGTCTACACCGCCAGCAAACCTCGGCCCGTCATGTACAAAGTGCCCATGCACCACCGGGGCCACATCAGCGGCGGGAGCATCATCAATCATGCGGAGAACAACCGCAGCATCAGTCTCTGTTTCCATCGTATATGCCATTTCAAACATTGCCATTTTGCGGATGTAACTCCGCTCAATGTATTCAGCCATCGTCAGCCCTCCTCACAGTAAAATCTGGAAATGTCATCCATACGCCAGCGAACCGTGTCAGAAATCAAGGAGTATAGATACCCCCCTTCCATGCGTACGGACTTCACACCGTATATCTGCCGCGGATTCGTGAAATGCCCGAATTGCTTTTTCATGTGTGCCTCAACCTCGTCCTTGAAGATAATGGTCAGTTTCATTGCATCGCCTCCAATGCTTCCTCCGCCTCTTTGCGGGTAAGGAATACGGTCTTGCCGAATCCGTTTAGCGCTACGCCATACTCCCGCCCTCTGGCGCCTATTGGCTCAAGGCCAATAAAGCCGATTTTATTGCCTATACCAATCTGCTTGACCTCGCACTCGCTTATATGCTTATCCGTGTCCAACAAGGCAAACACCCGCTGTCCCACCTTGCACGGCAGCACCACCAGCCGACCGTCCTTGTCGGCTTCCGCCAGCTCCCGCATGCGGTCGATGCCGCCACACTCTCCTACGATAGTGCAAAGGTCGCTCCAGTCTTTAACCAGCTCAGACACTTCTGCCGGCCCCAGCCCCGTGTCCAAATATTCCCGCAACATTGGGCAGTGTGCAGCCGTTACCGCCGTGCAGAATCCCCCGACAGCAGTGCAGTTCCCGTTATCCTTATGGCGAAAATCGCAGCGAAGACAATTCACTGGTTTCATGTCACTCCACCTCCTGCAACGACTGCACAGCTATTGCTACTGCCTCTGACATCCCATCACTGGGAGGCCACCCATATTTGTCGCACAAGGTAGAGTAGTCTGCATACAACTGCACTAACATAGCAGCAGCTTCTTGTTTTGTCATTTCACTCCACCTCCTGCATCCAGAACTCGCGGCGGCAATCACCACAATCACCGCCTTTTCCTCTTCTGCATTTGCGGTGTCTGTCAATGTACTGAGGGCATACACTAAGCATATCCTCCCTATCTATCATGGCCTCCGGGTATTGCTCCAGAAACACGCTCTGTCTGGTCTTACGCGGGTGTGCAGCAGACCATTCCTCGATTTCTTTTACAACGTCCTCGGCCAGTATTCCCTCAGCCAAAGTAGGCAAATGTTTCCCAGTAACCTTATACATTCTTCTGTGCTCTTCAATAAACTTCACAGCGTCCATATTGTCAACCTCCTATCGCATATGTCGTTTCCCAGCCTTTGCAAACCTCGCGCTCTGCCGCACATAGCGCTCCCGGGCGGCGGTATTGGCTTGATCCACCCAGGGCTTTTCCTCCAGCCGCTTGGCCTCATACGCCAGGAACGCCTCGCAGCTCTGCCGGCAGGCCCCGCAGGGGAGCCTGTCCGGGCACTCTTTTACGCAGGGGCTTTTCATCTGGCCCACCTCACGATCTTTTCCCGCACCCCCCACCGCAAGGCGTCCTCGTGGCTGTCAAAATACAAATCCAGCCGATACCCGGCAATGGCTCCGCCGGTGTCCTGCACGGTATATGTGTGGCCGTCCAGTTCGATTTCCGTACCCATCGGCAGCACATCCGGGTCTGCGGCGATCGTCACGCCCTGGGTGGCTTTTGCGCCGGTGGCTGTGTAGCCATTTGCGTACGCTCCACAGCATTTTTCACAGGGGCAGTACGCAGTGACGGTAAATACGCACGTCCGCGTCTCCTGGGTCTCCTGCGGCTCATAGCGGGGCAGAACCACCACCGGCGGCACAACTACAGTCTCCGGCGTTTGCCCGCTGTCCTCTGTGGCAGACGCAATGCCCAAGGCCCCCAAGATTGCTACAAGAAGCGCCGCGATTAACACGCTTCTTTTCACCATTCCACCGTCACCTGCCCTTCATCCGGCAGCAATACCCGTAGGTTTGCAAGCAGGGATTCCCGGTCACCGCTCATCTCCAGCCGGGCATGCAGCAGCTTTGCGCCCATCTGCGGCTTGTCTGCTTTCGGCGGTGCATCTTTGGCAGTGTGCTCCTCGCTCTGCGCATCCGCCGTATGTATGTCCACCTCATCCGCATTAGCCCACTCTGTAACTTTGCTCTGCCACATTTTTTCGTTCCGGCCACCGCGCCGGAATGGCGTACCTACTAATTCCGCCTCGCGGCGTATTGTTGCGTCACAAACGTTCATTTCCTCCGCCAGCCATTTGGCCGTACCACCGAAAGATTGCATGTTGCGGAAAAACTCGCGCTTCAGATCCTCCGGCATAGGCTTAAATTCTCGCCACGGCATAGGCCGCATGATGTTATAGCTTTTCACTTCTCCGTTTTTCTCCTTCCTCTGCTTTTCGGTGAGGGTGTCACTGGGGAGAGAACACCCACCACGTTTTCTGTTGATGTGAGCAAATGCGCCCCTCGCTATGCGTTTTTTCTGCATGCAGTCGTAATTAAAATCATTCACTCGCCCGGCCTCCTTTCGTCCGCCTCGAACTCCGGGCAACTTAGCACCAAGTAAGATTCCGACTTGCGGCCTGGTATGCCGAGCGATTTTATCGCCACCCATCCCGGTACCGGCTCAAAGCGTACCTTTTTGGATCTATCCAGATCCGTCCAGGAGCAGCGCCCAACAGCTTTTTTACATCTCCAACAGAGCGTCCCCCTGCTTTCTGCGTTGTTTTGGTTTGTGAGCCTCTTTTCGCTTATCCGGCGCATCTTTCTGATGATTGCATCACACTGTTTGCAAGTTGTCCTCCACTTGTTGGTATCTTTTTTGTTGTAGTTTGTGATTGGCTTTTCCATGCCGCAGCGCTTACATACGCGCATCTCGGGTTGTAGCATCCATGTCCTCCATCTCCCGGATAAACAATACTGTCCGTGGGTTATCCTTGTCGTACAGCACCCGACTCCCGTCGTGGCTAACGATAATGCCGCTGTGGTCATCCTTGAGCACACCGGACTTCACCAGCACATCGTCGATGGATTCCAGCAGATTGGTTAAATCCACTCGCCGCCGGGTAGGCATATAAAACAGGCATTTGACCTCCACAGGATCCTCAATAAGACGCTGCAGTGTGGCAATTTTGCAGTGCCATACAGCTTCCGCCTCGTAGTCCATATACTTCTGGGACGGCATTATAAACGGCTTCCCCGTTTTGCTGCTGTGCATGATCCGCATAGAGTTTTTCTTTGTGACGGGTGCCAGCGGCACCGTGATCTCAATCATCGTCTCCCTCCCCTATTGGTACGGCCACATACTTGGTCCGTCCTTTGGTACGCTTTCCGCCGTACACGGCACGGTAGATCGTCCGCCAGCTGACGCCGCAAATGTTGGCCAGCTCGATAATAGATTCCGAAACGGCATCCGGCAGCTCGTACTTGTCCCGGCTTACGCGCATGTATACCGTCATACGCCCCTCGCTTTCTCCAGCAGCTCCTCCACGGTCATCTGTCCCGGCACCTGCATAGCCTTCGCAAGCCTGCTGTATGTGTCCAGCTCGTCCAGTGCCCGCTTGCGGTACATGTCCAGCAGCGCCTTCTTGTCCTCGTCGGTCTCGGCAAGGCGGTATCCGCCGTCATTCAGCGCCACAATGGGCACCCCCTGCCGCCGCTGCGCCCGGATCATTCGCCGGTTCTCTCTGTCCGGCATACCGGTCAATGCTTCAAGGTTTTTCCGGGTGTATGTAATGCCGGGAATCATGCGTAATGTGGTCATGTCAATCCTCCATAAGTTTCATAAAACATCCCCAAAAGGTCTGTGACTTCTTTCCGCTATGATGCCCGAAAAGGGGGCGTTCTCCGATTGCCGCCCAAACATCTGCAGCGGGGATTTGCGTTTCTGCCCACTTAAAAATCAGCACGCCGTCCGGTTTTAATACGCGCATACACTCGCGGAATCCGTCATGCAGCATTTCGCGCCAGTTCTCGCCGAGCTGTCCGTACTTCTTCCGCATCCAAGAGTTTTCCCCGATGCGGCGAAGGTGCGGTGGATCAAAAACGACAAGAGAAAATGTGTTGTCCAAAAACGGCAGATCCGTAAAATCACACTGTATGTCTGGATGCACAAAGCAGGTTCGTTCAGAATCGCGGTTTGTGCTCTTCCAAATCCCCGTATATTCCTCGTCACGCGCATCGCAGTAGATTGCGGCAGGATGGCTTTTGTTAAACCATATCGTCCGAGATCCGCAGGTGGCATCAAGAATTTTCTTTGTCATGTCAATCCTCCCCAAATCTCAGTTTCGTCACGGCGATAGGAAATTCCTCGATCTCGCTTGCCCAGCGTGCCGTGCCCTTTCCATTGTGCCGTTCGAACACCAGCGGAAAGCCGCCGATACCGTCGAATAAACTGCCCATCGTAACAGGGCGAAGATATTGCGCACTGATACGCTTTGCCAGGAAATCCCAGAAGGGCAGGGCGATGGAGTTGCCCAGTGACTTGTAGCGAGGGCTGTCGCTTGGTTTGCGCAGCTTGCCCTTACTGTCGCGCCACTCGCCAATGTCTGTCCATCCGTCCGGGAAACCTTGCAACCGTTCACACTCCATCGGGGTAAGGCGTCGCACAATCATGCCCGTTCTCACGGTGTTCTGCAAATTGTAGCTGGTTCCGCCGTTTGATTTTGCCTGCAAAGTCCCGTTTGTTTCGCCGCCCTCGCGGAAGTTCCGACAATCGACGGCACACACAAGGTCTGTGCTGTCCTTAAAGTCCCGTTGCTTGCAACTGCTTGCAACCTCTCCGGCGTGGTAATCTCCGAACCCTTGCATTTGATATGTCAGCGGCACTTGATTGCCGCCTGTTCCCATACGGGCTTGCAAGCTCGGAACGATCTCGCCGCAGTCGCGGATGACATCGCAGGCGTGCGACATATCCAGTGCAACCACCGCCGGGGTTTGGTTCGTCCCGCTGGATGCCGCCGCCAGCGTAGGCGATACTTCAACACTGTACCCGATGCCGCCCGCCTGTGCGCCCTGTCCGGCCTTAAAGCCGGCGCACAATACGCTGTCCAGCGCCACGCCTCCGTTCTTGTTGGAAGATAATTCCATAACACCATTTCGCCCGGTGGACATTCCGCAGTTGATACCAATCGTGGATGCGACATCGCCGGTCAGGTCGCCATTGTAGCCGTCAACCCCTGAGATAATCGTCTGGTCGTTGCCGGTGCCGAGCGTCCCGCTCTTGTCCTCCTGAAATAAAGCGCCTTTTCCTCCTCCGTCACAGCCCCCCCCTGATTCGGACTGCATAAGAAGCACCGTCTTGAGCATCTCCGGCAAGTCTTTCCCGCGCCGTTCCGCTCTCCGCAGGATGCCTTGACACGCTTTTGCGCTCAAAGAGTATTTCTCCTGCGGTGTCACCTCCAAAATCTGCGACAACCGAGATACGACGGCGGCGTTGGGGCACTCCCCAGTGTTGCGCATCATGCACTCGCCAAGCCACGCTCCATCGTCCTCCCAATTCATCGTGGTAGCCACCCCAAGTTGGCCAGCCTTTTTCAGGCACATCAATATCGGGGGCTTCCGGCTCTGCGATGCGGATGATCTCTTCGAGGACTGCCGCGAAGTCTTTTCCTTTGTTGCTGCTGAAAGCTCCGGGCACATTTTCCCAGACCATAAACCGAGGTCTGACCATGTCACCTGTCCTTCCGTTTGCTCTGTCATGCTCTCTCATCTCCTTCACGATGCGGACCTGCTCCATGAACAATCCGCTCCTTGCGCCGGCCAATCCGGCGCGTTTTCCTGCAATGCTCAAATCCTGGCACGGCGATCCGCCCGTGATAACATCCACGATTTCAATTTCTGCACCGTTGATTTTGCAAATATCTCCTAAATGCTTCACTTCCATCGCCCTCCTACCATCGCATAAACTCCGCCAGGCTATTGTCCGGTGTCTTTTCCTTGGGATCGGCAGCCTTTGCCCATCTTTCCCACTTCTCGGCATTTCGGCAAGCCGCTTTCCAGTTTTTCATGGGGGTCTTGCCGACCATCCAGCCCTTAGACTCGTAGAAATCAATAAATTCCTGCGGATCCACCGGGGAATGGCGTTCAGCCACATAGGACTGCACCTCTGCCAAGGTGGGCGGGGTAAAGCGCTTTGCGCGTATATCACCCTTGCTATCGTTAGATAGCTGGGTATTGGTATTGGTTTTGGTTTCGGTATTGGTTTCGGTATTGCCATTTTTGCCATTAGCAACTATGGCTTTGCCATTTTTGCCATTAGCAAAAATGCGTTTGCCATTTTGCCATCTTGCGGCGGCTCCGGCCTTGCCCGCCTCGCGCCGGGTGGTAGAAATGTCGTCGTAGCTCGCCTTAAACCGATCCTCCTGCGCCATTACGCGCTTGGCATAAAATCTCTCATTGCCACAGAGCGCCAACTGCTCTCCCGTCATGCTGTATACCAGCAATGCCCGCGTTAGCCGCCCGAACTCTGCATCGTTGAGTGCTTCCATCTCCTCTAAATAGTCATAGGGGAGTGCAGCATAGTTTCTTGCCATTGCGCCACCGCCTTAAAACGGCAGGTCGCCGTCGTTGTCCTCGGGAATCTCCGTGAAGGTCTGCGTAGGCTTCTGCGTAGCGTCCTTGCTGCCGCAGAAATGCACCTTGTCGGCAGTCAGCTCCACCACGGAGCGCTTGTTGCCGGTCTTGTCCTCATAGTCCCGGCTGGAAAGCCTGCCCTCCACGATGATCTCCTTGCCTTTGGTAAAGTGGGTGCAGATCAGCTCTGCCGTTCCCTGCCATGCCACACAGGGGAGGAACAGCTTCGTTTCTCTGTCCTTTACCTTCTCGCTCCACGCCAAGCGAAAGCTGCACACCGTTGTCCCGTTCTGTGTGGCTCTGCGTTCGGGGTCAGAGCAAAGCCGCCCCTGCAAAATCGTTCTGTTTACCATCGTTGTCCTCCTTATTTCTTAACGGCGTTGGTAACGACAATTTCAGTCAGTTTCCATGCCTGTTCCTCGGTGAAACCAGCCGCGATATAGCTGCAGTACATACTGCGCAGGTCATCGGCCATTTCATCATACTTTTCAGCCTTGATGGCTTTATCCCGCTCTTTCTCAAGAGCGCTCATTTCATCGACCTGCTTCTTGTGGAGTTCTATGACCCGTTCTGCCAATTCCTTGCTCTTTACCATGATTTTTCCTCCTTACAAATAACTTTTTCCGAATTCACGCCGGAAGTCATCTTCCGTCCACCCCTGCTCCTGCATGGCCTTTAATTGGCCGTACCATTGCAGCTGCCGCATTTTTAAGGCGTTGTTGTGTACGGCGGTTTTCGCGAAAATATGGCACCTGTTATGGCACAAGTACACCACAAGGCCGTATTTCTTGCTTTTCTTGCGGTAAGGGCCCGGGAATATGTGGTGCAGGTCCAGCGGGTCACTTGCGCCATTTCTGCCACAGAGAAAACACCGTCTATTGTCAGTCACCTTTATCACCTCCCAGCGGCTGGGCCTCGCCCCAGCGAGATTTCAGGGAATCCAGCTCTTGCGGGGTCAGCGTCTCGATGCCTGCTTCCCTGCAATCGGCAACAATTTGGTCGATAAGGCGGCTCATTTGCTCCACATCGTAGGTGCTGGAGCCGTACCAGACGGTCACATTCACGCAGCCGGGAATTTTGCTCGGCCCTTGCTCGGCCATCCAGCCCGTTCCCTTGGATTCCCATTTTCGGCAGAACTCGTCCGCCGCCTTTGATACAATGCACAGAACATCGCTTACGCCACCGATTGTCTTTATTTCCTCCCGATACACATCATTTCTCGGAATCCCATAGTGCGCCGCCAGCTTGTCCAGCAAAACCCACGCATACGCATTGGCATCCAGGCTCCTGCCCTTGCGCTTGATCCGCGCCACATACTGCTTGCCCGGCTGCAGCTCGTCACACACGGCCATTGCCGCCCGGGGGGACTGCACCAGAAGGCACAGCCACGCCCCATCGCTGTCCTGCTGCCACCGGGCGGCGGTCACATCAGCCTGCAGCATTGTCCTGCTCCTTCTTTGCTGCCTTCATGCAGTCAGCGCACATCTGCGCTCCGTAGCGGCCTTTGGAATACTTAACCATATCCTTTACCGTCCACATTTCGCCGTTGCGCTTCCTTACAGACACAATGTCCGATCCGCAACGCTCACACACAGGTGCGGCGTTCCGCTCTTTCTCGTCCAGTTCGGCGGAAGAAATCTTGTCCGGATCCTCGCCGGTGGGCAGTGCAAAGGTCCGCAACCACATATATTTGAAAGCGTATGTCATGGCCTTGCCGCTGCCCTTGTCCTGCGTATCCGCGCCGTCCCCACAAGACGCAATCTCTATGTACTCCTCCGGGGCCTCCACATTGACCATCCGGTACACCACATCCACATGGGTGATGTTGCCGGTGCGGTTGGCCGTCTGTGCAATGGGGTATACAACCAGTTTGTGTTTCAGCAGCTCCGCCCGCATGATGGATGTGACTTTCTCCTCACTCAGGGCTTTATACTTGGTGCTGCCGAACTCTACATGATCGTCCTTTGCAAGATACTGGACATCCTGCATAATCGCAGCGATTTTCTCGTAGATATTCAAAATTCGTCCTCCTCGTCAATGATTTCCAGCGGGCAGTGCGCACCAATGATTCTTGTGTCCATCAGATACTCGCCCGTTCTCCTGCACTGGTTGCGGGAATATGTTTCCAGCAGAGGGCAGAGGTTACACGCCATATGCCCCTCCGGAAAGTAAATATCCACGGATGTCTTGATGTACCGCAATACGCCGCCCTCGCTCATTCCTTCGCCTCCTCGTAATACTCCTCGTTGTCGCTGACGCACTCTCCACAAAGCCAAATGTCCTTGTAGTGCAGAGCGGGGAAATCTGTAATGCGGCAGCCGCAGCAATCGCACACAGGCATCCTCGCAAGCCGCCTGTCCTGCTCTGCGGCGTAGCACTCCGCATCCCATACCGGGTCAGTTGTCCACATCGGATGCATCCTCCTTTTCCGGCTCCAGCTTCCACACATCCCGGGTGACCTTGGAAACCTGGGGGATATCCCCCCAATACAGGGCGTTCAAGAAATCGTCCTCACCGGTTCCGCACAAAACAAAGCGTGGCTCTGTGATGACCTTGTACCCGGAATATACGGTTGTCTTATTGCTGCCGCTAACCAGATCGCCCACCTCGGCCACATTGCGCTCCGACCGCATAATTACCCGGACGCCGCACCTTTCAGCCACGATGGCGTAGTAATGTCTTTGCATCTTCATTCCTCCACCTCCGAAATCTTGCCGTTTTGCAGCGTGTACCATGTGTTTTCTTTGACGGCTTCTCCGTCCACCCTTACGATTTTGGCATCTATGATGTTTCCGTCATCGTCACGCTCCGATACCACAAGCCAGTTGCCCACAGAGCCTCTTGCAATGCTATCTTGGCCCCATGCAACGGCGACGCACTGCTTGCCAATCGCGGATGCTTTTC